ACAAACACACATTGTAAACTAGGATTTTTATCGAAATATGGCTAGAACTAGGACAGACAGCAAAGAAAGTGCAGCGGCTATAATGAAAGCTGGAGCGCAGCCTGTACACGTACCAAGCAACACTCCACTAGATAAAAGCGACTTACCTTTTTTTCATAATGTGATAAACGAATTTGCTAGATCTCAGTGGACACAACACGCTCTAGAAATTGCTGCAATGATGGCTAGAACAATGGCAGATCTTAACACAGAGCAGCAAGCTTTGCGCTCTGAGGGCTATATAACCACCCGTCAAAACGGAACAAGTGTAGAAAATCCTAGAGTTAGAATAGTAAAAAGCTTGACGGGAGACTTGCTATCACTGCGTAGATCTTTGGGGGTCAATGCGCGTGCGCGAGAAGAGCAACATGTAGCCAACAAAAAGACAGCGATTGCTCAAAGTATTGAGGCTGATAATCCTTTAGATGATGGGTTATTAGCAAGGCCACAATGACGCGAGGTCAAAAGGTCTGCAAATTTATAGAGCGTTATTGCCTAATTCCAGAAGGTGAGCACGTTGGAAAGCCTATGAAGCTTATGCCTTTTCAGCGTAAGTTTATCATTGACGTTTATGACAACCCTACTGGAACTAGTAGAGCCTATTTATCAGTTGCAAGAAAAAACGGTAAGTCAGCTTTAATTGCTGCTATCGTACTTGCTCACTTGGTTGGAAGTGAAGCAAAACAGAACAGTCAGATAATCAGTGGCGCGAGATCACGGGAACAAGCGTCACTGGTTTATAAACTTGCTGAAAAAATGGTTAGGCTTAATCCTGAGCTTCACAAAATTGTAAGAATAGTACCGTCACAAAAAACGCTGTTAGGCTTAATCTGTAACGTAGAATACAGAGCAATATCAGCTGAGGCTAATACTGCACACGGGCTGTCACCCGTGTTGGCAATACTGGATGAGCTTGGGCAAGTCAGGGGAAATCAAGACAGCTTTGTAGAAGCGATTGAGACAGCGCAGGGAGCGCATAACTCACCCCTACTCATTGCTATCTCTACACAGTCTGCAACTGACGGAGATTTATTTTCTCAGTGGTTAGACGATGCTGCTAATGCAAAAGATCCTAGAATAGTTAGCCACGTCTACAGCGCTCCTGTTGAGTGTGACTTGTCAGATCGCAAAGCATGGAAAGCAGCAAATCCAGCACTAGGAAAGTTTAGGTCTGTTGCAGATATAAAAGATTTTGCAAAGCAAGCTGAAAGACTACCAGCTAAGGCTAATAGTTTTAGATGGTTATATCTCAACCAAAGAATAGAGGCACAAAGTCCATTTCTCTCTAGGGCTGAATGGCAAGCTAACAAAGTTGCTCCCAATCATAAACCAGATGACATTTGTTTTGCTGGTTTAGATTTGTCAGCTAGTCGTGATTTAACTGCTCTAGTTTTGGTTTTCCCTCGCGGAGAAAGCTTTGACGTTGTGCCTCACTTCTGGCTTCCAGAAGAGGGATTAAGAGACAAGTCACAAAGCGAGAAAGTGCCATATGATCTATGGGCAAAGCAAGGGTTTCTGCACACTATTGAGGGCGCTGTAATACAGCCTGAGATTATTGCTAGGTTTGTCGCTGAAGTCGCTGAGACATATGATTTAAAACTGCTAGCGTTTGACCGCTGGCGTATCAATGATTTTAAGCGTGAGCTTGATGCAATTGGCGCTGATATTCCTATGGCTGCACACGGTCAAGGCTTTCGGGATATGTCACCAGCCATAGAAAAACTTGAGCGTCTGGTGGTTGATCGAAAGTTAAATCACGGTGATCACCCTATTTTAAACATGAACGCAGCTGGCGCTGTGGCTACCAGTGATCCAGCTGGAAATAGAAAGCTTCACAAAGCAAAAAGTTATTCAAAGATTGACGGTCTTGTTGCCTTAGCAATGGCATTAGGCGCAATCGGAAAAGATGAACAATTACAACAGGTTAGCGCTTGGGATGATCCAAATTTTAAATTGGCGGTGTAGGCATGGGAATATTTGACAGCTTTAAAAAAGTAGAAGCTAGAACTTTAGAAAATCCAAATACGCCTTTCACTGGAAATAATTTTTTCGATTTAATTGGTTTTGGAAATACAAACTCTACTGCTGGCGTTGATGTGAATATAGATAACGCTTTAGGTGTTCCGTCAATTTGGGCGGCTGTAAATTTTATCAGTGGCACTTTGGCGTCTTTGCCACTTGAGGTTTTCCGTAACGGAGAGAAGCAGACAACGGGTATAGGAGCGTGGATGAATCGCGCTGTAAACCCAACTACCTCTAGCTTTCATTGGCGTAAGTATTCATTCGAGCAAGTGCTTACAGGTGGTAGATCCGTTACATTAATTGTCCGTAATGCCCGTGGTGATGTAACTGATTTAGTTCCAATAGATCCGGCTGATATAACTGTTATTGAGACAAAGGATGATAATGGTTTTCTAAGTCGCGCTTACAGGACAACATCACAAACTTATTCAGCTGCTGAGGTGCTTGATTTTACCTATATGACCAAGCACAACAATTTAGATATTCGTTCTCCTATTATTACCAACAAGGACATTGTTGGTTTGGCAATCGCAGCTACTCGCTACGGATCAAAAGCTTTTCAAAGTGGCGGTATTCCTCCCATGTCTCTACAGGGAAGTTTCCAAAGTGGAGCAGCTGCACAAAGAGCGTCGGAAGATGTTGCAGCGGCAACAGCAAAACTAGCAAAAGAAGGTAGGCAAGTATTAGCCTTGCCAGCTGGACACGAATTAAAGGCGGTAGGCTTTAGCCCTTCTGAAATGCAACTGATTGAATTGCAGAGATTTTTACTTGAGCAGATTGCACGTATATACAGCTTACCGCCTGTTTTCCTACAAGATCTAAGCAACGGCACATTTAGCAACAATGAGCAACAGGATCTGCACTTTGTAAAGCATACGCTAAGGCGCTGGATTGAGCAGACAGAACAGGAAATGAATTTAAAGCTGTTTGGTCGTGAGAGCAGTTTAGAGGTTCGCTACAATGTAGATAGCTTGCTTAGAGGTGATTTAAAAACCCGTATGGAAGCGCACGCTGCTGCAATTCAAAACGCTGTTAAAACACCTAATGAAGTAAGAGAGATTGAAGGTCTAGCTGCAAAGCCAAGCGGTGATGATTTGCTGATCCAAGGCGCGACAGTTCCGATCAATACACAATCAGTTAACTTCGATGGTTAAACCTACTCAGGGGATGCGTGAGGAAGCAAGGCGCGGTCTTGAATGGCGTAGAGAGTTTAATAGAGGCGGTACGGCTGTAGGTGTGGCTAGAGCGCGAGATATTGCAAACAATAAGGATCTTTCTCTGAGCACAATTCGGAGAATGAAAAGCTACTTTGCAAGACATGAAGTAGACAAAAAGGGTGAGGGTTTTAGCCAAGGTGAGAAAGGCTATCCCTCAGCTGGACGTATAGCATGGGCGTTGTGGGGTGGAGACGCTGGAAAAGCTTTCGCTAATAGATACTCAAAAAGTGAGGAAGATAAACGCATGGAAGATAGAGCAGCACCCGATGGAGTTAAAGTCGGAGATTTTGTCAGCTGGGATAGTTCGGGTGGCAGGGCTTACGGTAAAGTAAGGCGCATAGTCAGAGACGGTACGCTGAACGTGCCGGATACTGATTTTACCCTTAACGCAACTGAGGAAGATCCAGCAGCATTAATAATGCTCTATCGTGAAGGTGATGACGGGTACGCTCCTACTGGTCAGCTTGTCGGTCACAAATTCTCAACACTTACAGTCGTAGATGAAAGATTAAACAATGAAGATGTTGAGGAAAGTATGAACGGCAAGAAAAAGAAAAAAGATAAAAACAAATACAGGGAGTCGCGTCCAGCACCTAGCTTAGAGGTTAGAGAGGCTGAAGACGGTACTGTAGCGGTTGAAGGTTATGCAGCTGTCTTTGACAGCCCCACGGTAATAGCTGGTAAGTGGCAAGAGCAAATTGCTAGAGGCGCTTTTACTGAGGCTGTAGATCGTGACGATGTTGTTTTTCTAATTAATCACACTGGCTTGCCACTAGCGCGTACCCGTTCTGGTACGTTAGAATTATCTGAAGATGAAAGAGGGCTTAAAATAAGAGCTAATCTAGATCCTTCTGATCCCGATGTCCGATCAATTCTCCCCAAAATGAAAAGGGGCGATTTGGACAAAATGTCGTTTGCTTTCGTACCAACACAGCAAGAATGGAACGATGAAGGTGAAATGCCTACTCGCACCATTACTAGGGCTGATTTGCACGATGTAAGCATTGTTACAACCCCAGCGTATGAGTCAACTTCTATAGGTCTTAGAAGTGGAATTGATGCGTTGGAGGAGTACCGAAAAGCGCGACACGCAAAACGCAGACATCACAGCGTCATTAGACGCTTAAAGATGAAAGCAAAATTTCTCCCTAAATGAAAGGATCTCATATGTCTGAGATAAAAACTTTGCGTGATAAAATGGCGAACATTGCCACAGAAGCGCGTAAGAAACTAGAAGAAATCACCGATGATGTGGTTGAAGAAAGAGCAGCTGAAATCGAGCGTGAGTTTGATGCTATGATGGAAGATCACGACAAGCTAGCGGCACGCGCTGATCGTGAGGAAAGACTTAATAAAGCTCAGGCCGCAATAGAAGCACCTGACACGTCAAAGCTTCCAGAAGTAGAAGGGCGTACTGCTCCAGCTACAGATCAAGGCGAGACTATGGAATATCGCGCTGCGTTCATGGAGTACGTTTCTAAAGGTGGTCTAGCTGACGTTTCACCAGAAGCTAGGCAAGCACTGATAGAAAAACGTGTGCAAGTAACTGGCACTAATACGTCAGGCGGTTTTACTGTTCCAGAAACCCTTTCAAACGTCATCATCGAGACAATGAAAGCTCACGGTGAAATGTACACCTCAACCATGTTCACAACTATTAATACAACAAGTGGTGAGCCTTTTAAAATCCCAACTGTTGATGACACAACGGTAACTGCTGAAGCTCATACTGAGGGCGTTGCTCCAACTGATGACGGTGGAAAAGATGTAACTTTTGGGCAGAAGCAGATAAATGCTTTCGGCTTTAATACTGAATTCATTAGATTTTCTCACGAAATGCAGCAAGACTCAGTTCTTAACATGGAAAGCCTTTTAGGTAGATTGTTGGGTATGAGATTGGCTCGAATTGCTAACGCAAAACTTACAACTGGATCAGGTTCTAGTGACGTTGAAGGAATTGCAACAAACGCTGGTGCTGGAATAACAGCAGCCTCAGCGACAGCAATTGCAGCTGATGAATTGATTGATTTAGTTCATTCAGTAGATCCAGCCTACAGACAAGGCGGTAATGTGGCTATGATGATGAATGACAGCACACTATCAGCTGTTAGAAAACTGAAAGACAGCCAGAATAGATATTTGTGGGAGATTGGCGGCTATGCTGCTGACATGCCACAGACAGTTCTGGGCTATCCAGTAATGGTAAATCAGGACATGGAATCTATCGCTACTGGTAAGAAGTCAGTCTTGTTCGGTGACATGTCTGCTTTCTATGTTCGTAAGGTAGGCGCTCCGAGCATTACAGTTTTGAGAGAGCGATTTGCGCCTGATGTGGGCGTGCTTGGTTATATAAGATTTGATGGTTGTCTATCAGACACGGGCGCTATCAAAGCGCTAACCCAAGCTTAAATGGCAGTGTGAGGGGGAAACAACCCCCTCACTTTTTTTAAGGAATATAAACATGGCAAAAGTAAGATTATTACAGTCTATGGCTGGTATTGGTTTCAGTAACAGTGTTGGAGATATTGTCGAAATTAATGATCCTGACGCTCTGCAAAGATACGTTGAGCGCGGCATAGCTGAGATTGTTGAAGAGAAAAAAGTAGAAAAGGCAACAAAGCAAGTTGTTGAGAAAAAGACAGCTGTGAAAGAGTAACAATGAATTTACCTCTGCAACACCGATTAGAGTTAGTGACTGCTCCGACAATAGATCCCGTGACTATTGCTGAGTGTAAACGTCATATGCGTATTGAGCATAGTGACGATGATGAAGTTATTGGATCTTTGATAAATGTTGCAGTAAAGTATTTAGACGTCACGGGTATGCTTGGTAAAGCAATGATTACACAGACATGGGCTGAGTATGTTGATTTTCATGCAACCACAGTACACCTAAGTATCACCCCAGTGCAGTCTGTAACTTCTATAGAATATTATGACGTAAACAACGTTCTGCAAACTGACACACTGTCAAATTATTATATAATCGGTACAAAAGGCTACAAGACAATATACCCTAAATCTGGGTATTCTTGGCCTGTAACCTTTAAGCGCGATGATGCTATAAAGATAACCTATGTTGTTGGTTATGGTGACACAGCGGCAAGTGTGCCTGACACGGTGCGTCATGCTATAAAAATGCTGGTCGCTAACTATTATGAAAATCGTGAAAACGAACTTATAGGAACAATATCCAAAACTCTACCTTTTGGCGTTGAGCAGCTAATAGCAATGGAACGGAGTTCGTGGGTTGGCTAGGTCTGGACTCTTCAGAGATCGTGTCAGGTTTCAAAGAATGTCAGCAACTGCTGATGACTTTGGCAATGTAACACAAGACAGCTGGTCAGATCTTATCAGCCGTTTTGCTGAGATTGTAGAGCGCTCTGGTACTATGAACGATGAAACAGGCGCGTTTGAAGATGTAGCAAAAGCAAATATGCGCGTCAGGACAGACAGCACAGTAAACACAATCACCTTGTCAGATCGTGTGATTGCTAGAAATACAATCTGGGCTATTAAGTCGATAACAAGCCCTACAGCTAAAAACGATATTACATTGTTTGTTTTAGAAAAAGGAGTTGCAGCTTGAAGGTTGAGGTTGAAAAACTTTCAGCAAATATTAAAAAATATCCAAGGCGGCAACGAAAATTAATAGGCGATGCAGTACGCAGTTCAACGCTAGAGGGTGTTGCAAAAGCAAGAGCGTTTGCCCCAAGTGATACTGGCGCATTAAGGCGCGGCATACATGCCAAGTTTGAGTTTAGAAAGAATAGTTTTGTTGGGTCTGTAGAAGCTGCACCAGCGACAGCAAAAGATCAGATCAAGGCTCTGTCTATAGAATTTGGAAGACAATACACAAGTCGGACTAGACAGCCCAGATTATCAGGTAAGTTTAAAACTACGGGTACAACTGAACCACATAGTTTTATTAGGACAACTTGGTTGCTGCTGGGTAAAAAACATATGCGAAAAATTAAACGTGCAATTAACAAAGCTGCAAAAGAAAACGGTTTGAAATGAGTAATGGTTTTGCATTAGAATTACAAAAGGCGGTAAGGACAAGGTTATCAGCTGATAGTTCTACAACTGCTCTTGTATCTGATAGAATTTATGATGAAGCCCCTACCCCCGTAACGTATCCGTTTATAAGGTTTGGCGGTATTGTTCCACGCGCTGACGATACAGACGGAAGTATTGGAGCAGAGGTAACATTATTTATTGAGGCGTTTAGTCAAACAACTGGACGTGTAGAAGCTACAAGAATTTTAGAAGCTGTCCGGACAGCGCTTCATCGACAAGAAACAAACGTAAGTTTAACGGGTTTCCATCTTATAGATCTACGTTGCGAAAATTACATGGTTGAAAAGAATACTGATGATAGAGGGCATAAAGGCTCAATTCTTTTTAACGCAAATATTCAAACAGCCTGATAAGGAGTTTTTACTATGGCTAAACAACTAGGTAGAGCACTATTATTAAAAGTCGGTGACGGTGGCGGCTCAGAGGTATTTACTTCTTTAGCTGGGCTAAACTCTAAGACAATTACAATCAATAACAGTGCAATTGATGTAACAACCCCTGACGCAAGTTCGCCAGCTGGAGCGCTGTTTGCTTCAAGCTTAAACGGGCTGAAGTCTGTTAGCTTATCTGCTGATGGAGTTTTTCTAGATGAGACAGCTGAGGCTAGATTAAACACTGTAGCAATGCAATCTGATCCAGCAATGAATTGTCAAATTCTTGTACCTGACTTTGGAACATATGCTGGCAACTTTAGAGTAACGTCTTTGGAGTTTGGTGGAGAAACAGAAGGTGGAGTTACGTTCTCAACAAGTCTTGAAAGTAACGGTGCTGTAACGTTTACTGCTGCATAATGGCTATTACCGCTGAAGCCCCTAGAGGGGGTTTAGTTGAGGAGCTTGGCGGCATTAGCTACACGTTTGTTCTGAGAATTAAAGAGATCGAAAGATTTGAGGATAAGCATAGAGGCGTTTTTGAATTTTGGGATAGCTTTTTTGAGCGCAGTAGCAAGCCAACTTCAACAGAAATAAAAGATCTTTTAGCATTAGGCTTAGTTGGTGGTGGTTTAAAAGATCAAGAAGCTGATGCAATAATTGAAGATTGCTCCCCAGCTGATTATTTGCGGCTCTACCAAATTGCTCAGGCTGTTTTAGGTATTGCGTTTATGCCTGACGCATTTGCCTCAGAGCCTAAAAAAAAAGTTACACGCAAAAGCAAACAAGGCTTGAAGTCCGTAAAATAATAGCAAACGGAATAGTAGCTGGATTAAAGCCTGACGAAATTAGGAACATGATACCTAAAGACGTTTTTATTGTTTTCGATGGTTGGCAAAAAGCGCATAGCCCAAACAGGGCTGGCAAAAATGCACCCTCTCTAGAAGAGGCAAAAGAACTAGCAAGGAAGTACGGATAAATGGCGATTAGTGCAGAAGAATTAAATATTATACTTTCTGCAAAAGATCGTGAATTTAATAAGGCTATGGATCGTGCAAATAAAAAGATCCAAAGATTTGCACATAAGTCTAAGACTAATTTAAACCAAACAACTAAAGCTATGGATAAGCTTAGTATCTCTGCTGGTAAGCTTGGCGGCTTGTTATCGGTTGGTGCTATCAGTGTTGGCTTTCAAAGAATGATTGATAACGCTACACAAACGTCAAAAGAAATTACAAATCTTTCAACCCTTGCTGGCGTGAATGTTGAGCGCTTCCAAGAAATGTCTTTTGCGGCTGCAAACTTTGGCGTTTCTCAGGAAAAACTTGCAGACATACTTAAAGACACAAACGACAAGTTTGCTGACTTTTTCCAAACTGGCGGTGGTGGCGCTGTAGACTTCTTTGAGCAGATCGCTCCTAAAGTTGGGCTGACTGCTGACGCTTTTAAGGGGCTAAGTTCAGATGAAGGTCTAGCGCTTTATGTAAAAGCTTTAGAAGATGCAAACGTAAACCAGCAAGAAATGACATTCTTTATGGAAGCGCTTGCTAGTGATGCAACATTACTTGTTCCGTTGTTTCAAGATAACGCCAAAGCAATGGGTGAAATGTCAGAAAGAGCTAGAGAGCTTGGGCTAGTATTATCTAATGATACAGTATTAGCTGGAGTTGAAATGCGTAGGCGAATGGATGAAATTCTGGACGCTATGGGTAAGCAGTTTTCAAAGTTTGCTTTAACAGCGCTAGAAGCTTTTGACGCTATTTTTCAAATGACTGACAAAGCAAGAATGGATTCACTGTACGAACAAGAAATTAAGTTAGAAGAAAAAGTTTTAAAAAAACGTCAGGCGATTGAGAAATTTAAAAAAGCTGCTTTTGATACTGAAGAAAATTTCAATAAGAAAAAGCAAATTATGATAGATAATCTAGTTGTCGCGGAAATAAAGCTTGCTGGTGTTCAAGATGAAAGAATGAAATTGCTAGACCAAGAAGAAGCGCGAACACAATTAATTATGAAAATGGAAAAAGCAAGAAATAGCAAAGGTACAGGCTTTTCACCGATAGATCCAGCTGATGTAAAAAAAGCTACTGCTGAATTAAAGATAATGAACAAAACTCTAGAAGATCTAGACTCTATGGCCTCTACTTTAGAATCTGCTTTTGAAGATGTTTTTATGAGCGCAATAGAAGGATCAAAAAGTTTTAAAGATACTTTAAAATCTTCAGCCCAAGCAATCATAAGAGAGCTATACAGGATCTTAGTAGTACAGCGCTTAGTAAATGCTACAATGAGTTTTCTAGGTTTTCCGTCAGCTGGTGGAATTAATGTACCAACTGGAGTTGTGCCTACTAATTTAGCTTCTGGCGGCTATATGCAAGCTGGTCAAGCTGCTGTTGTCGGTGAGCATGGAAGAGAAATATTTGTTCCGTCTCAAAGTGGTCGTGTCCTAAGCGTAGGGCAAGCACAGAGCGCTTTAAGCGGTGGTGATGGGGTGACAATCAATCAAACGATTAACGTGACTACAGGCGTCCAGCAGACGGTTAGAAACGAAATTAAAACCTTGCTACCTCAAATCGCTGAAAGTGCGAAAGCAGCTGTTGTTGATAGCAAGCGTCGGGGTGGCAGTTACGGACGGGCTTTTAGCTAATGGCGATAACATATCCTCTAAGCTTACCTGATTACACAACAATCAGATCTATAGATTTTAGAGCAATAAACTCTGTTGCGTATTCTCGTAGTCCGTTTTCTTTTCATGGACAAACGCACACTTACAGCGGTCAAATGTGGTCAGTAGATGTAAGTCTAAAACCAATGCGGAGAGATACCGCTGAGGCTTGGGTAGCGTGGCTTATTAGTCTAAGGGGTCAGCATGGGACATTTCTACTGAGTGATCCTATATCGCACAGCATACAAGGTACAGCGACAGCGGCTACTATCTCAGGCTCTGCTGGTGATAATACAGTTAGTGCAGTTGTAACGTCTGGTCAGACTTTAAAGGCTGGTGACTTTTTGGCTTTGGGTACTGGCTCTGACTCGACGTTGCATAAAGTTTTACAGGATTATACAGGCACTGGCAGCGCAGCAGATCTAGAGATATGGCCTAGCCTTAGAAAAGATCGGTCAGCAGTATCAGCGGATCTTACAAGCGCTAATGGCTTATTCAGACTAAGCAGTAATGAGACTGCATACAGTGTAGATCAATTAGCAGTTTATGGGATTAGTTTTGGAGCTATGGAAGCAGTATGACTAGAGCAGTTCCGAGCGCGATTTTATCAGCTCTATCAAACGCTGAAATTGAACCGTTCTACGCTGTAGACTTAGCTTTTAATTCTGGTGCTTTGCGTCTGTGGACAGGCTACGGTGATAAAACAATTAACTCTGCAACCTATACGGGAACGGGTACGCTTCTTTCTATTGAAGGTCTTGAAGAGGCTGGCGATTTATCAGCTAGAGGAACGACTTTAACTCTGTCAGGTTTAGCAAACACAGTTCTGACCTACGCTTTAACTGAAGAGTACCAAGGTAGATTAGTAACAATTTATTGGGGTCTAAGTGGGGTCAGTGATGTAGTTGAAGTCTTTAGCGGCTACATGGATCAAATGACTATTGTAGATGAAGCAGACAGCGCAACTATTAAGCTAACGGTTGAAAACAGACTAATCACTTTAGAGCGCCCTAATATGAGACGCTACACAAGCGAAAGCCACAAGGCTGTAAGAACGTCTAAAGGTCTGTCTGGATCTGACAGTTTTTTTGATTGGGTTTCTGGCTTGCAAGATAAATCAATTGTCTGGGGTAGAGAAGTTCAAGCGAGTGATGAAGCAACCTGATCTTGATGCTCTTAACGATTATATAAGAGCAAATAGAGATTACGGGTTTCAGTGGCATACAAACGATTGCTTTATATTTACTAACAACTGTTTCAAAGCAATGTATGGCACTGGTTATGCTGACGATTGGCTTAGTAAATATACAGAAAACGGAATGTATTTAAGTCGTGAGAAGCTTAGGAAAAGCTTTGCAGCAAAAACACTTTATGAGGCTTTAGCAACTAAACTAAAGCGAGTTGACGGAGTGCCGCCTAGAGGCGCGTTAGTTACAACTAAAGCAGCTAGACGGTGGGTTATAAATGACGCTTTAGGAATAAGCTTAGGTAGCAGCGCTGTCTTTCTAGGAAAGAAATCTTTGGAAGCCCTACCGATAGAAACAATTACAAGTGGTTGGGTGCTAGCGTGAAAGACAGTCTTTACAATTACAGATTGGTCAGCCTTAACAGCTGGGAAAGAATACCTAGAGATCCCTTTATTTTATTCGGTGGAAATATATTAGCGAGTGCTACGGCTACGCAAATATTTATCACCAAAGCTATAAACTATCTAGCGATAGCAGCAATCAGCAGCTGGGCAATAAAAGCTCTAATGCCTAAGCCTGATTTTGGTGCATTTGGTACTAGCTCTGGATTATTAGCAAACACTAGGACAGCAACAGCGCCTCAAGAAATTGTCTACGGCACTATAAGAAAAGGCGGTGTTGTTACATACATCGAAAGCACTGGTGACACTAATAAGTTTTTACATCAGATTATTGTGCTGGCTGGACATGAAGTAAATGACATAGGTAACGTCTACATTAATGACACTACCGTAACAATTGGAGCAGATTATTTTGTTTCTGATGCACGTTGGAAAGACGATAGCAGTAACGCAAAAATATATATCCGAAAGTTTACGGGCGCTGATAATCAAAATGTATATAGCCAACTAAACGGGATTGATGATCCCCCTGAGTGGAAGATAGACGGGGTTGCTCCTAGCAGTAGTGAAGATACTAACTTTAAAGGTGAAGGGATTGCTTGCCTCTATGTGAGGATGGAATATGACCAAAATGTTTTTGCTGAAGGGATACCCTTATTTACTGCAATAGTGCAGGGTAAAAAGGTTTATGATCCTAGATCATCCAGCACTGCTTATTCAGCTAATGCTGCTTTATGTATTCGTGATTATCTCACGAGCGCTTACGGTGTTGATAATACGGGAGTTACAAACGATACCGTATTTTCAGCAGCTGCTAACGCATGTGATGAAACTGTTACCTTAGCTGGTGGCGGCACTGAAAAAAGATATGAGCTAAACGGTGTCGTAAGTTTAGACAGAAGCCCGTCTGATATTTTGGGCGATATGATGACTTCTTGCGCTGCTACCCTTTTTTGGGGTCAGGGTAATTGGCAATTAAAAGTAGGAGAATACACAGCAGCTATAAAGACATTTACCTTAGACGATTTTAGATCTGGCATTAATGTTGAAACAAAACCTAGTAGACGCGATACCTTTAATATTGTGCGCGGTATGTTTAACTCTGCTGCTGACGATTACATACGGACTGACTATCCCGAAATTAGAAGCGCTACTTTTATTGCAAACGACGCTGGTGTTGAGAGTGCCATAGACTTAGCCCTACCCTATACAACGTCTAGCGCAATGGCACAGCGCCTAGCAAAAATGACTTTGTTTAGAGCGCGTGAGAGTATGACGCTCACAGCTGATTTTGGTTTAGATGCGTTTAATGTTCAAGTCGGTGACATTGTAGGAATAACAACTAGCCGCTACGGTTGGTCTGCAAAAGAATTTGAGGTAGTTGGCTGGAAGTTTTCTAATAGTAGTTCCAGCGGTGAACTTAGTGTAAGCTTAACACTTCGAGAAACATCTTCAGCTGCTTTTAGTTGGTCAGCTGAAGAAAGCGAGATACTAAGTAACAATTCTACACTTACAGATATTAGAGCAGGTCTAAGCCCAAGTAGTGTTTCAGTGACCGACATTGGTGCAGTGCAATTAGACGGAACTTTTGTAACACAAGCGCGAGTTAGCTGGACAGCAGCAGCAAGTAAATTTTTAAATCACTATGAAATTGAATGGAAAAAAACTACAGACAGTAATTACTTTAGGACAGAAATACCAGCGTCTGACACAGCTGCTAATATAAGTCCCTTAGAAAGTGGCGCTCAGTACAATGTTAGAGTGAGAGGCGTAGGTGTTAAAGGTAATGTAGGTTCTTGGGTAGCAGCGTCAGCGTATACTGTAGGCGGTGATACAACTGCTCCTAGCGGTGTTTCTGGGTTCAGTGCTACTGGTGGACAGAAACAAATTACTTTAGATTGGACTGCTCCGACAACACAAGTCGGTGGAGGAACACTGTATGATTTAAAAGGCTATAATATTTATAGAGCCACAACTGATTCACAGCCAGCTAATCCAATTGCTTTTAGTGGGTCTGACAAATTTGTAGATGCTGCACTAGCAGTAAGCACACAATATTATTATTGGGTTACAGCGGTTGATTTTTCTGGAAATGAAAGTGCAGCTAGTAGTTCTGAGAACGCAACTACTGATGCAACTTCTAGTGGTGTTGATACAGATACAAGCGTTTATTCTGGGATTTTATATTATACAACACTACAAGCAACTGCACCTAGCGCACCAACAAACGACACTGGTACTTTTAGTGTTACAAGTGCATCATTTAGTACACCTCCTACTGGATGGTCACACAGCCAAACTACTGTAAGCAATACAAGTTTTGTAGAAAAAGAATGGACTGTTCCATATACTGTTGAAGCAAATGTTAGCGGTACTGTTACTTCTATAAAATACGGCACAGCTAATGGTGCTTTTCAAATTACAGACACTATCGAAAGTTCTAACTTTCAAACAGGTAATCAAGGTTGGCAAATTAAGAATGATGGAACAGCGGAGTTTCAAGCGGCTGCTATTCGCGGTACGTTAGCAGTTGGTCGTATACCTGATTTAACAGCTAATAAAATTACTGATTTAGGGTCACTAGCGACACAGAACTCAGTAGCCGCTTCAGATGTTTCTGGTTTAGGTTCACTTGCAACACAAAGTAATATAGCAGCTGGTGATGTTGCAGGTTTAGCTACAGTTGCAACAACAGGAAGTTTTAGCAATTTAAGTAACACACCAACTATTCCTACTAATACAAGTGACTTAAACAATGATGAGGGGTTTCAAACAGCCTCACAAGTTTCAAGTGCTGTCGCAAGTGGTACGTCAGGATTTGCAACTACTACAGCACTAAACTCAAAAAATAGTGTGCATGTTGGATCATCCGGCCCAGCTGGTACACCTAACGACTATGACCTTTGGTATTACACACCTACTCAATCATACTATTATTGGTTAAACAACGGTTGGAATTTAATATCTATTCAAGCGTATTCAATCGCAACCAGTTATCTAGCTGCAATTAATATTAGTGCGAACCAAATTACAGGTGGCACAATAACTGCGGATGTTTTTATTGGGTCAGGTATTGCTTCAGTACAAACATCAGCAGTAAATTATTCTACTGGGGGTGGTCAAAATTCTAATTTATCTGGCACAGCAGGGTCAGCCACTTTTTCTGGATTACGCTCAGGATCAAAGGTTTTAATTGGTTTTACTGGTGGCGTTAAAAGATCAACAACAAGTTCAAAAGCAGCTTTTGTAAATATAGTGTCAGGAGGTACAACTATTCAAGTTATGGGTCGTACTCAGTTACTCTCTAATAACGTGTATAATTGTACTGGTTTTATACCTATTGCATCATCAGGAACGTCACAAAGCGTAAGCCTTACTTTTTCATCTACAACAAGAGCCACCTTTATTGGAAATCTCATGTGCATAGCGATAACGTCATGAGCTATTTTGTATACACAGTTGCTGACGGGTTTATAAATTGTAAGCTTTCTACAGAAGCTGAAGCGCAACAACTGGCAGATGAAAACGGTGATACTCATGCAATTTTGCAAGCGCCAGAAGATCATGAGGGCGTAGATTATGCTTATGTTGTAGACGGGGTATCAGTACCTCAAACGTCTACGCAAGCAAACGAACAAGCTTTAGAAGAATTTAGAGAAGAGCGTAACAAACGTTTAGCAGCAACCGATTGGACGCAAACTTTAGACAGTCCGTTATCTGAAACTGACAAACAAAATTATCTCACACTAAGACAGATTTTGAGGGATATGCCGCAAGCTGACGGCTTTGATCCTCTCAACCCCGTATGGCCTACCTTGCCATAATGCCAACCAAATAAGGAGATCTTAAAAATGGCTACATTAAATGACAGAGTGCTAGACTCTGGTCTCACAACCCTAGACACAGAAGCAAATAGAATAGACGTGTGTAGTCAAGAACCGACTACATATGCTGAAGCTACTTCTACTTACACACTAGGGAACTCTACATCACTTTCTGGCGCTGCACCTTCTGACAGATCTGGCGGTGGCCGTGAGGTTGTTTTTGCGGCAATCACAGATGGAAGTATTACAGGCACTGGCACTGCTACACACTATTCCATCAGCGATACAAATAATAGCAGATTGCTTGTCACTGGCAGCTTATCAGCTTCTCAGTCTGTCACTAACGGAAACTCATTTACAGGCGCTTCATTTGCTACGGGTATTCCAGATCCATCATAAGGAATTAGCTAATGGTTATGACTACAAAAACAGTCCATCACTTTGAGTTTGTTTCTGATGAAGTCGCAAAGAAAATCTCTGACAAAGGCTACACGACAGATTTGAAGAGCGATGAGGGTAAAGACGAGAAAAAAGAAACGGAAAAGTAAATGGTAAAATTTGCTGATAGAGTCTCTGTAAGCACTGGCACAACTGGAACGGGTACGATAACTTTAGGGTCTGCTCGTTCTGGTTATCAGACGTTTGCAGATGGTGGCATTTCAAACGGTGATGAAGTGCGCTATGTTATTGAAGATGGTACAGCTTGGGAAATTGGCGTTGGCACTTACACCCACAGCGGCACGACACTTTCTAGGACTCTAAGCAGTAGCTCTACTGGTTCGCTTCTTAATCTTAGCGGCTCTGCATATCTGTTTATCAGTCCGTCTGCTGCTGACCTAACACTATCAGGTGCTGCTCACAATTTTACAGCGTTTACAGCGACAGCTAATCAAACGTCTTTTAGCGTTAATTACACAGTTGGTAACATTCTCGTGTTTATGAACGGAGCTAAATTAGATAGCTCGTCATTTACAGCAAGCTCAGGAACGGCTGTAGTTTTAGGCGCTGGGGCTAGTGCTGGCGATATTGTAGAGGTTGTAGAGTATGGCGGTGCTTCTGCAAATTATTCTACAACTGAGTTCACTGCAACGTCAGGACAAACTGCATTTTCTGGCAGTTATAATACCGCAAAAAGTGCGGTCTACATGAACGGCATTTTGCTTTTACCGACTACCGATTATTCAATTTCGTCAAGCACAGTTACCTTAGTTTCTGGCGCTAGCACTGGCGATATTGTGCAAGTTCAACAGTATGCAATTTAAGGATCTGATATGAGTATAAACAGAAATTTAGCAACTTTCGCAAAAGATGTTCAAACGGATGGTAGTCTAAAGGGAATTGCAGTTATTGTTACAGTTGCGTCCGTTGGAGGAAGTAATAAGTACCATATTGATGGAACAGCACAACAGGATATGTTTATTCCTAAAGGCGTCAAATATAGATTTGATGTAAGCGATAGTTCAATGAGTAATCACCCATTGAGGTTTAGCACAACTTCCGATGGTACTCATGGCGGTGGGTCAGCGTATACAACTGGTGTAACAACATCAGGAACAGCAGGTAGCGCAGGGGCATATGTAGAGGTACAGTTTCAACAAGACGCGCCAGATCAACTATATTATTATTGCGGCAATCACAGCGGTATGGGCGCTGGTGCAGAGACAGCACCAGTAAGCGCATATGGTGACAGTGATGTTGACAGTCACCTAAATCAATCTAACCCTACAAGTGGATATGTTCTTTCGTGGAACGGATCAGACTATGCTTGGGTAGATAATGCTGGTTATACAGACGCTGATGTTAATACTCACCTAAACCAATCTAACCCTACTAGCGGATATGTTCTTTCGTGGAACGGATCAGATTATGCGTGGGTGGATAATGCAAGTTATACAGACGCTGATGTAAATACTCACCTAAATGTAAGCGGTGCAAGCTCAGGGCAAATATTAAGTTGGAATGGTAGCGATTATGCTTGGGCAGATGATCAATCTGGATCAGGCGGTATTGCGAGTGTTTTGGCTGACTCGACTCCGCAATTAGGAGGATCGCTTGATGTAAATGGAAACGCTATCGTCTCCGCATCTAACGGAAACATTGCGATTACACCAAACGGATCAGGTAAGATTGTACTAGATGGTTTATCTTGGCCTACGTCTGACGGCACTGCAAATTATGTGTTGAAAACGGATGGGTCAGGAAATTTAAGTTGGGCTGCTGACAATGCAGGTAGCTCTGGTCTTGATCCTGTTAATACACACTCTCAAACGATTAGCTCTAATACTACTATAGCAGCGACTGACAATGGATTTTCCGTCGGACCAGTAAGCATTGCAAGCGGTGTAACTTTAACAATTAGCAGTGGGGCGCGATACGCGGTAATATAATGACAGAAATAAAAGTTGATACAGTCGTAGATTTAGCAGGTACTGGCAAACCTAATTTTAGTACTGGTGTAACTGTAAATGGCGCGGCACTTTCTACGCTAAATCTTAATGAGTATACCGCAAGTTCTAGTGAGCCTAGCTCTCCGAAAAACGGCTCAATCTGGTGGGATACAGCAAACGAAAAGATATTTCTTTATGTTGGAGGTGAGTGGCAAGAAACGATAGGCGTTTCTAGTGCAATACTTAATGGCGGCACGAGGGGTTTTGCTTTTGGTGGTGATAATACAAATGTCATAGAATACTTTGATATTCAAAACGCAGGTAACGCAACCGATTTTGGAAATATGACTAACTCAGGGTCAGGTCTTTCCGCAGGGGTTAGCAACTTAGCTAGAATCGTAATGAGTGGTGCAGGTAGTTGGACAGAGCAGTATGATTATATAACTTGCGCAACAACAGGCAACGCTACTAACTTTGGCTCTATGGCAAACAGTGACCAAAAAGCACCTTCTGCTTGTGGTGATGGGACTAGAGGCGTCTTTATTTGTGGTATTTCAGACTATGAAGATAGTGACAAGATGGAATACATCACTATAGCCACAACGGGTAATGCTACAAATTTTGGTAATCAGACAGTTTCAAAAGCTTACAGATCCTCATGTGCTGACGCAACACGAGGTCTAACTTTTGGCGGTCAAAACACCAATGTGATTGAATACATCACCATACAGACAACAGGCAATGCAACAGACTTTGGGGATACAATTTATAGTGGCGTTTCATACACAGGGGCAACAGCGGATTCGGTTACTGGTTTTCATATTGCAGGTCATAGCCAAAGTATGAAAGGTGAAATACATCAAGTCACTATACAAACCCTTGGCAATGCTACCGACTTCGGTGATCTGGCTACAGATATTTATGGTTGCGATGCTTGTTGCGATGGAACTTATGCTTGTGTTGTAGCCTCTAGTATTAATGGCACGCTATCAGACAATATTGAGAGGTTCTCTACTGCAACAGCAGGGAACGCTACAGATTTTGGTGATTGCACAGTAAATAGTGAACACAGGGGTTCTGCATCAGGGAACGCTTCTTAGGAGAAAAATAATGTCAGAATTTGATACAAAAAAAATTACAGATCGTGCAGGTACTGGCGCTCCTAATTTTACATACGGGGTGAATATAGGCGGCTCAGATAGCGGCTTAATCGGTAAAGCTTATACAGCGTCAGGTACAGAACCATCGTCACCTGCAAACGGTGACACTTGGTACGACACAGCAAACGATAAATATTATATTTATGCTGACGGTGCGTTTAAGCAGATCACTCACAGCAATGCAGCAACATTAGTTGATGGTGGTGATAGGGGCTTATATATGGGTGGTTATGGAAGAACCACTGGCGCGGTTATGAATGTCATTCAATATTGGTCTATGGCAAGCACAGGGAATGCTACTGACTTCGGTGATCTTACTATTGCTAATAGACACCATTCGGCAACAAGCGATGGAACAAGAGCCTTTACTATGGGAGGCGTACCACACAGTTATAAGCACATTGACGCGATTGTTGTTGCAACAACAGGCAACGCAACTGATCATGGTGATCTTATAGAAAACTCAGCTTATGGAGCAGGTAATTGTGACGGAACTATTGCCCTTGCTGCTGCTAGTGACAGACAAGCTAGTAGGTCAAATTCAATAGATAGGTTTACAACTTCTTCTGCATCAAATGCAACTGATCATGGTGATCTTACAGTAGCTAGGAATTATATAGGTGGTAATATATCAAACGGCACTAATGGTATATTCTTTGGTGGTATGGGAAGTGGATCACCACAAACTACAAACGTCATAGATCAAGTTGGAATTGCAACTGCTGCTAACGCAACGGACTTTGGAGACTTAAATACAACTGCTTATTACGGATCAGGAACAAGCGAAAATGTTCGTGGACTTATACACAAAGGAACAAATGTTTATGCTTCTGTGAATGAATTATCATACATCACCATTGGCACAGCAGGTAACGCAACTGACTTTGGTGATCTCTCCGTTGTAAAATACGATACAAGTATGTGTGCAAATATAGCAGGTAGAGCTTGTATTTCTGGGGGTCAGCTCACTGGTGCGCCTCACAGTGCGGAAGAGATTGAATATGTAGATATTAATACTTTAGGAAATGCCGCTGATTTTGGTAACTTATTAGACCAGACGCAAAGTGGTGACTCAGCCAGTGGAACTTAGGAGAATAAAATGAGTACAATAAAAGTAAACACGATTGATAATAGCGGCTCAAATGTAGACTTTCCTAATAAGCTAAAGATTGGCGGTAACTCTATTGAGCAAGCCTACACTTCAAGCGGTACAGAGCCCTCTTCTCCAAGCGCAGGGGATATTTGGTACGACAGTACTAACAAAGTTATTTATCAATATATGAATGGTGAGTTTAAAAGTATTTCAGTAAACGTTACTCTAAGTAATGGTGGCGATAGGGGAGTACATCACAGAGGTTATACCACAGGAGGTTTAGCTCAAAGTAGTTTGGACTATTTTGCAATCCCAACAGCAGGAAATGCAGTAGACTTTGGCGATTTATTATCTAATGGTAGAAGTTATCAAAACGGTAATTTATCAAATATAACGCGTGGCATTTATGGCATAGGGGAAAGTGTAACCCTTAACCACATTACCTTTGCAACAACTGGTAGTGCAGCAGACTTTGGCGATTTGACTCATACAATTGAGAATTTTGCAGCAGGTTCTAATGGAACAATTGGTCTTATGAACCTCACACGTTATAGAGATGGTAGTAACAACCTTATTTTCAGCCCTTCTATTATTGATAAAGTAACAATAGCAACAGCAGGTAATGCAACAGATTTTGGCTATACTATGAGTGTTGCAGTAATAACTCCTTGTGGCTTATCAGATAAAACAACTTTTATTAAGGCCGGTGGTACATCTACAAACTCCTCAAGTGCTACAGTAAACACAATAGAAAAAATTACCTATGATACTTCTGCAAATGGTTCAGACTTTGGAGATTTAACCTCGACACGGCAAAATTTTTGTGGGAGTGCAAACATAACTTATGGTGTATTTGCAGGTGGTCAAAGTGCAGGTACTAATGTGAACACTATCGAGTACATTACTGTTGCCACCCCTAGTAACGCAACTGACTTTGGCGATCTAGATGCCGCAAATAACGGTCATACATCTTGTTGTAATCAAGAAAGGATGACTGTTTCTGCTGGTGGAGGTGCTAATGTGTCCAACACTATTCAATATGTAACAATAGCAACCCCAAGCAATGCTACAGACTTTGGCGATCTTTTAGGAGATAGTATAGACTGTTGCGCTAACTCAGGAAATGCTTCTTAGGAAAAAAGAATGACAAACGTAATTACAAAACCGATAACCTTTTCTTTGCCAGTAGAGGCAAGTAAAAATATTAATCAAGTTGCGGCTGCAAAAGTCGCTGAGAAGTTGCCAGAGATTGCAAAAGCAACTAGGGCATTTGATCGTAACAACAGCCAAACAACATTAAACATGATGACGCTGACTATGCTTAATGGTCACTCGCCATATCGAATGTTGCGACAAATAACAGCTGAAGTAGAGAAGCGAGAAAACGCATTAAATGAAGCGCAGGTTTCTCATGCTGAAGTTCGTATGGAGATTATGGAGTTAGAAGGTTCAAGCGATGCAGTTAGTGAAGCAAAGCTAAGACAAAAACGCCATAGTTTAATTCAAATGGAAAACAAGATTAATGGCTCAATCAAAGACATTGCAACTCTTATAGATAGCTATGAAAACATAAAAGAGAATTACGGCATTGACGAGTGGGATGAGGTGGCTTTTGAAAGAGAAGAAAAGCGGCATCATGTTCGTCGAGGCTTTGAGCTTATGTATCGTAACCTAATGGACGGTGGCAGAGCTTCCACAGCAACGATTGAGTATATGCAACAATATGGAGTTCATCCACAACTCGCACTTACTGAGGTTAGTGGCTACATAAAAGTTACGGCTGATAGAATTGCAAAACTAGAGAATTTGCACAGTAATGATCTGGAAGAATTTCTAGATAAAATGGCTGACAAGTATTTTAAAAATGCTGATGTGACCGCTAAGAGAATATTTGGAAAGTCAGACTTTTTAAATACAGACTATATGCTGCAACTTGAAAAATCTAAGGAGTCAAAAAAATGATTATAGAATATAAAATGCACATGACCGCTGGTGGAATGAGAACGCCAGAGTGGATAGAAGACGGTGGTTATTTCCAAGATGATGCTACAAATACTAAAATAGGTTGGTCTCCAGATGAAGCTGACAGAGAGTATTACGTGCCTGATACAGTTACGACTATGACTCCGACAGAATTGAATACAAGAGTTTTAGCAATGCACGCTGCTAATAAGTTTCAAAAATCCGCTGATGACGGCACAATGTCAAACATGACTAATGCAGAAGTCACGGCAATGGTTAACGCTTGGGTAGAAGCTAGGTCATAAACCATGTTTGGTTTCGCGCCAATTGCATCAGCCCCTATTGCAGATGATGTAATTGTAAATGTTGCCAATATTACACCAAGTAGTATTGTTACAGGTGCTCCAGCAGTAGACAATTTTTCTGTAACTGTAGTCCACAACTTTACATTTAGCGATGTTGTAACTGGTGCTCCAGTTGTAGAAAATTCTGCTGTAGGCATTTCAAGTGCTATTACATTTAGTGGCGTTGCTCTTGGCTCTCCACAAATAGACAACGTAGCGCTTACGCAGACACACGGTCTTATCACTCTCAACATTGCAACAGCACCACCAAGTATTTCAGCTTTTACGCTGACACAAAATCACAGCTTTACATTTAGTAATGTTGTAACTGGTGCTCCAATTGTATCGAATTTTAACTGTGCAGAGCGTGAAACATTAGTATCTCAAAACGTCTACTCAGGCGCTCCACTTGTTGACAATTTAACACTAACGCAAGCGCAGATATTAGCTCTTGGAAATGTCACAGCTGGCCTACCTACAATTGCTAACTATGCACTAAATCAAACTCACTCATTTACTTTCGACGCTGTAGTAACAGGCGCTCCAGTAGTTGCAAGCTTTGCAGCAGCTGAAGATGAAACATTCTCTTTTGACAATGTTGTAACTGGCTCACCAGCGCTTGATAACTTATCTGTAACACAAACTCACAACTTTACTTTCAATGGTGTAACAACTGGTGCGCCAGTAATAAATAATTTTATTGCGCTTCAGTCTGGTGCTATTAGCGTTTCAAATGTTACGTCTGGTGCTCCAGATGTAGCTAACTTATCTGTAACACAAACTCACAACTTTACATTTAACGATGTAGTCACTGGCTCTCCAGCAATTGCAAGCTTTGCAGCAGCTGAAGAAGAAAGCTTTGTATTTAGTTCTGTTGCTTCTGGCGCTCCTGAGATTGCAAGTTTTAGTCTTACTCAAAACCATAGCTTTACATTTAACAATGTTTCTACTGGCGCTCCCACAACTGGTTCTTTCAGTCTAGCGATAGCTAATGAATTTACATTTATAGATGTTGTAAGTGGCTCTCCCACAACTGGTTCTTTCACCGTAGTCAGAAATCAAGTCCTCAGTTTCAACAATGTGATTACAGGTGCTCCAGTAATACCGATCATTATTTTTGATGCTGGTATACCGTTAGTTGTAGA